AGAGCAATACTTTAACCAAGTAAAAACATATTTGAAAAAAGATAGAAATGTTGAGAATTTTCAGGTTCTAGAAAAGAATGTAAATAAAGCAATTGATAAAGTAAAACCAGAAAATTATAAAAATATGCTTATAATTTGAAAGAAGGAATTGATTTACAACGGAAATCATCAACAAGAAAAAGGAAATTAAAAAATTATAAATAATATACTTAAAATTTATTTATCAGTTTAAGTATATTTAAGATGCGATTAAAAAGTGAATTATACAAAAAAGAGCAAGAAGAAATAGTAGATAAAATTGTGAAAATATTAGATTTACAAAATAAAACGGAATATACACTTTATGAATTAGATAAAAATGAAGAAATCAAAAAACAAATAATGGAATTAATACCTGAAATAAGAAAATATTATGCTTTTAACAATTTGAAAGCGGTTGGAGAACCAAATAAAAGAAAAAGACCTTGGTTGTCAATAATAAAAAATTTACTTAAAACAAAATATAATATAACCACATACATTTCTTATTTAACAGATAATAAATCACAAACACAAATGTATAAATTCAATAAAATTTAAGCATATTCACAACTTTTTAGCACATTAATTTTAATTAATTTATGTTGAAGTCTTAACAAATCAATAATATCTTCAAACGATTTATTATAATAATTTACATTTTCATATAGGTCTTCGTTATTAGTTAAGTTGTATTCGTCTGGAAATTTTGGTGATGTTCCTTCATAATTATTATTTTTATAAATTTCATAATCATTATCATAAATTTGTCTTAGATTGTTATAATAATTTTCACTAAAACAATTTATATATGAAACCTTATCAATTCCTATTAAATATACAATTTTAAAATCTGGAAACATTTTTCTATATTTTGTGAATTGACTTCTTATCACATTATTATAATCTAATTTTGCTTCAAATATAATTTTATTGTCAAAATCAATAAAATCAAAAACACAATTATCTTTTTTATATTGATAAATTGTTTTTGGATATAAATATTGTAGTTTTTCCTTCCAAAATAGTTCTTGTTTTTTACTATTATGATTAGCGATTTTCCATCCATTAATAGATATGTGTTCCTCATCTACAATTTTCTTACAAGAATCAACAATATCATAAAATGATGGAAGTTTATAATATTCATAAAACTTATTCCAAATCTTTTTTTCATCTAATGTAAATTTACCATTATATTTTTTTTCTAAAATAACCTTCCCTCCGTTGTTTATCTTATATTGTTTGTCTTTTATTTTAGTATATTTGTCAAATGTTAAATAATCAAGTAGTTCATTTATTATAGTATTTTTCTTCAAATTTATTGTCAGCATTTTCTGGAATGCCGATTTCATTACTTTTTGAAATAATGTCATTTATGTATTCTATTTGAATGTAATTTTTTTCTAATAATCCATTTGAAAAAATATTATGGTAATTCATTTTAACTTCATTTAAGTTTGAATTAAAACAATACCATAATTTTTCTTCTGGACACCATCGGCAACCAAGTTTTTTTAATTTATCTTTATCATCAAATGAAGTATAGAGTATATAATGTTTTTCCATTTAATAATAATTGTTATATTGTCTTTATATTATTTATGGAAAATGACTTAAAATAAAAATATTAAGGAATATTATAAGGGATGGAAATAAAAGAAAAACCGCCTGACGACTTTTTCAAAGGAATTAAAACCTCCTTAAAAAGTGTCTTGAAACATCCTGACATTAACTTACCCAAAATTACAAATGCCGTAATTAAGTGTAATAAAATTGTTATTCAAACTATGATGTTTATGAAACTTTTTTTGTTAGACCATTATGATAAGAATAATTCATTACCAGTTATTAATGATGATTTTATTAACTCTTGTATGAAAATCTTATGTAATGAAAAATCATCTGGAAGACCACCAAAAAAGGAAATAAAAGAACTCAAAGACAATTTAACTGCTTTTTACAAAACAGATTTTCAACCTATTATTCAAAATGAAAATTTAGATTATACACATATGAATACTATTTTAGATTATCTTACAATTGATATTCTTACGATGTATGAGAATAATATTAAATTACATTATGTAGAGTATGTTGAACGATATGTAAATGTAATTTGGAAAAAGAAGTTTATTATGAATAAAATAAAAAAGTTAAATATTACACAAAAATCAAAAGAACAAAGAGTAAATAATTTATGTAATCAATTACGCAAAATTAAAAATGATTTACTGAATGTTGAAAATAATACTTACAAATCTAATACTATGTATCACAAATGGATTAATCAACACAAACAATTCATTACACCTAACAAACAAAGTTATAAGAAGAATAATATTGTATATGATTTAATGTGTAGTCCTATGGATTATTTTCCGTGTATGATTTTTATGATGAAACAAATTGAAAAGGAAGAACAAACTATTTATAATGTATTTCCTATGAGAAATGAAGTGATACCAAAACATATAAGATTAGATACTACTACATTAGTTCATTTACTTATGACAAAGAAACAAGGAAATAAAAGTGATTATTTAACAAAAGGCAACTTAAAACGCAAAGAAGATAAAATATGGGAGTTCTTTTTTAGAACTGAACGAAAGTTTTTCAAGAAAAAGTATTATAAATTTCACCATATGATAGAAACAGATGGAGTAAGTTGTTCTTTGTTATTATTGCGTAAAGATTTAGTTGGTAAGAAATTACCGATGATGAAAAAAGGATTAACAACTGAAACTTATATTGATGAACTAAATGATTATTCTTCTTTACAAAATAAGAAAATAGTAGCAATAGACCCTGGAAAGTGTGATTTAATTTATTGCGTAGATGCTGATAATAAAGAAGCAAATGAGTTTCGTTATTCACAAGACCAACGAAGAAAAGAAACAAAGAAAAAGAAGTATTCAAAAATACAATTAGAATTGAAACAAGAAAAAATACAGGGTAAAACAATAATAGAATGGGAAACTGAATTATCAAAATTAAACAGAAAATCACTTAACATAACAAAATTTAAGGAATATATAAAAAAGAAGAGTGAAATAAATACTATACTATTTTCATTTTATGAAAAATATATTTTTAGGAAATTAAGATTACAAAGTTATAGAAACACAAAAAGAAGCGAACAAAAAATGTTAAATAATTTTAAACGCATTTTTGGTAATGCAAAAGATGTTGTAGTTTGTTTTGGTGATTACGAACAAAAACAACAAATGAAATATAAGGAAGCAACCAAAGGGAAAGGTATGAGAACTTTATTTAGAAAAGCAGGATTTCAAACTTATTTGGTGGATGAATTTAGAACAAGTTGTATGTGTTCCAAATGTGAAGTAGGTATTTGTAAAAAGACAATGGTTAGGGAAAATCCAAAACCATATAGAAGCGGTAATGTCTTAATCCACGGACTGATTTGTTGTAAGAACGGATGTGGTTATTGGAATAGAGATGTTAATGGAGCGACAAATATTTACAAAATTGCTTATAATGCGATAAATAATAAAGCAAGACCAAATTATTTATCAAGAAGCAATAAATCATCAGGTAGTTTGGACGAATTACCAAAACCAAAATTTACACGCTCTGTGAAGAGCAAACCTTTTTGATTTTTAGTGGATTTTGTCCCATTTTAAATCTTCAAGGGTGTAAAGAAGACAATATATTTAACAAAAGTATTTACACCCTTGAAGATTTGAAATGCCACAATAATGAACTAATAATTTTTTAACTTTTATGAGAAGGCATACATATTTTTTCATAAAATTGAAATAAAATGTAAAACGCCGTCAAATGAGTAATTTTGCCCCATTTTTAATCTTCAATGGTGTAAAAAGGTGTAAAAATTAATTGATTGGAAAATGAAAATAATTCTTTTTATCTAAATCCAACATCGCTCTTGAATAATTTGTTATTCTTTGTTCAATATTACTGAACCCTGCTCTTTGAATTACAGATAATGGAACAATTAAATACCACTTATCTCTCTCTTGAAGTTTAAACCAGTATTTATCAATAGCATAAAATCTATGATTTTCTGGTTCTTTCATTAATTTTGTTATACTTTCTTTGAAATTTTCTATTAAAATATCGTAATAGTGCTTTCTTACAATATATCCTGTTGTTGTTTGACAACGTGACACTTTTATACTTGAACCATCATTTTTCTCATAAGGAGGCATATTATTTCCTGAAAGTAAAACAACATCCCAATCTTTATTATTACTCAAAAATAAATTTAATTGATTTTTAAATAATTCTGGATTCAAAAATTGTATATCATCCTCACAAATTAATACGTGTTCCCAATCATTTGCTTGGGCAATTCTTAAACACTTCAAGTGACTACAACTACAACCTAACGCACCGTTATTTAAAACTACTGCATCAAATCTTGTTCCGTTTAATCCAATCTTATTTAATTCTTCTTCTATCTCTCTTTTTCTATCAATTCTTGATGCTAAATTTATATAAAGAATATTTTGAATATCTGATAAAGAATTCATTTTACTTTATATTTTATTTTTGTTTCTATATTATTTATCTATTATTTGTTAAAATAATTATTTTTAAGTTTCTATTCTCTAATTCTAAAAGATGATACTTTTTAGTTGTTTCTAATTCTAAATCTTTATGTTTTACACCTTTTCTCATTTAAAACGCCCATTATAGACACTAAAAAATAAGAAAAAATGTAAAATCAATAGTAGGAATTTCACCTACGATGGTCTTACTTTTTCATCTTCATTGTAATTGTTTTGTCTTTTTTTATTTCATTTTGTTTAATTTTATATGCTGTTGGGTTTCTATTATGTCTTTTAATTTCACCCTCTTCATCATATTTTTCAACCCAACGCATCAAACTTCTTGGACTACACTTAAATATTCTAGATACTTGTTCTTGTGAAACATCTTCGGTTAAATAATATTCAACAGCAGACATTTTGAAATCTTCGCATTTAATTATTTATAAAAAAAAATTGAATTGCTTTTTCACAAGTTATGAAATAATATAGAGAAAATGGAAACTAAATCTGAATTAAATAATGAAGTTATTACCTCTTCTGTTTCAAAGACAAAAAAGGTAAAAAAACAACCAATTCTAATTATTGAAGATGACGATAAATGTGAAGTTAAAAGTATTACTGATATTTGTGAAAATATTGAACTCGTTGATATAAATTTTAAAAAATGTATTAAAGGTTATCATTTAATTAATTCGTCTTCCATAAATGAAACAATATGGGAGGACATTAATGCTATAATATTTTCATCATTAGGAATTAATATTTATTCTAAAAGTGACGGAAGTCATTCATCAGGTATGGATATTAATTGTTCATTAGGAAGAATTAGCAATAAATCCGCAAAATATTCCAATAATAAAAAAAGTATTGATATTAGTTCTTATAGATTAACTACGGTTTGTAGTGAAAAAAAATGTGGAACGCCAACAGAAATAATTGAAGAAATTAATAAACGAAAAAATTTTGACTATTATTCATTTATAGTAAGAGATGAAACAGATAAAGAAAATATTAGTTATGATTGGTTATTGATACCAAGTAATTACTTAATTTTAGACCCTTCTTCATATGCTTGGGAACCTACAATTGGAAAAAGAGGAAAAAATAAAGATGCACAAGTTGGATGGAATACAAATGAAATTAATGGGTGTAAAATGTCAATCACATTTAGTATGTCATCTCAATTATGGATACATATTGAAATGACAGAAGAAATAAAAAAGTTTATTGTAGCATCTGCTGTCGTAGAAAATAAACCAAAATACAATTATATTGATTTACTTGATAAATTAACTAATATTTAATTATTGTCAATATCATCTAATCTTTCATTTGCTGTATTAATATAATCACCATTAATTTCAAAACCAATAAAATTAACGTTATTTTTTTTTGCTGAAACACACTCAGAACCTGAACCAACAAAAGGAACTACTAATAATGTATTAGAAGTTTTATTTAAAGATGCTTTTATTAAAGTATCACATAAATTTAATGGTTTTTGGGTTGGATGATCAACGCGTTCTTTTTTTCCTGCTCCACCTGCTAATGCTGGAATTTTTATAACATCTCTTGGTAATGCTCCTCCTTCGTGAGCAGTATATGTTGTTTCTTTATCACCATTACTAAATCTACCTACTGTTGGTTTTCTAACTTTTCCAGCAGCATTTTTTAGAAATGTTTCTGTATAAGGTTCTCTAACGTCATCACGATTAAATATTGGTTTTTCTTTATAACAACATAAAATGCTTTCATGTGTTCTTTGCCAAAAATTTAGTGATGGGGTTACTTTATTAGTATAATGCCATACTAACCATCTCACATTACAAGTTATACGTGTTCTTATAAAAGCAAGAATTTCACTAAATCCGTATATATATAAAGTTCCTTGTGGTTTAAGTATTCTTAAACACTCAGCAATCCAATTATCACACCATAATAAATAATCATCCATCTTTTGTTTATCACTATCATTTCCAAAATCCTTTCCAATATTATATGGAGGGTCACAAATTATAATATCTACACTTTCACTTTTAATCTTTTTCATTCCAAAAACACAATCTTCATTATATATTTTATTTATTTCTAAATCTTGTTGTGTTATAACTTCATTCTTAATTTCTTCTTCATCATCTTCAATTATTATTAGTTTAATCTTTTTTTTTTCAACAGGTTTATTTTCAAGTAAAGCAATTAATTCTTCTTTTTTTTTTGATTTACATTTTTTAATTCCATTTTCTTCGCACTTCAATAAAAGTTCAGTTTTTGATAATTTGGTTGAATCCATTTCAATATTACAGACTATATTATTCTTATCAGTCATATAATCTAAATCAATTTTTTTTATTATCTAATAAAAAACTCATTAAATTTTAATTGATGTTTGTTTGTATTCAAATAAATACACCAAAATCACAACATTCACAATAATATTTAAATTTTTCTTTTCGTTATTCTTTTGTTGAATGATTATTAAGAATATGGTTTAAATAATTGTTCTTATTATAATTCTCAAAACAGCACTTATTACACTTATAAAGTGTTTTATCACATCTTTCTTTTCTTTTTCCTGTTTTATGTAATGTTGTTTATAACAAGAAGCACTTTTCACAATAAAATTTGCTTTCCATATTATTTTATATATTTAGTAAAATCAAAATTATAAATGGGAAAAAAGAAAAAGGAGGTTTTCCAAGATTTTAGGAATAATAATAAATCCGCTTACAAAACCCTTAAAATTCAGTTGAAAACGATTTTACTTAATCGTGAAATTATACAACCTGTTATAAATAGTTTGGTTTTTGAATACATTCTTTAAGTAGTATTAATATAATATAAAGAACTCAATAACATAACTTTATACCTTTTCTTGTTTCCCTTTTTGGAATTCAATTGAAGAGAGAAATTTTAACATATTACTACTGTATCATCTATTTTTTCATCTTTATTTTTAAGTTTATAATATTCAATTTCATATATAGTCTGAAAATTATCAAAATCTTCTGTATAATACCTAAAATTTATATTCATTATTTCTAGTTTTCTCTCCAATTCAGGATTAAAAAATAAATGACTAGTATATCTAAATGTATGTTTATCTTTTATTAGATTTTTTTCCAATCTTCTAATAATAATATCTTGCCAAATGTGTTCTTTTGGTAAAAAAAAGAAGTTTTTATGAGAAAACATTTCTGGATGAATATTATTCATAATTTTTTCATCATAATCAAAAACCATATAACCAATTTTATTAATATTTTTGATAATTATTTTTTTAGCACCGAGTAAAACAAATATATTTAGTAGCTCACTTTGTTTATAATTAAAATACTCTAAATTATATTTTGATGATAAAACGTACAAATTATTATTTGGAAGTTTCATATATATTTCATTTGGAAGAGGAATATCTTCAATAATATATTCTTTGTCATTTTCAATTTCATTAAATGCAATAATATTTAATTTTCCTGGAAATTTATTTTTTTTCTTTAATAGTTTTGTTTTTATACTTTTATTAAACCAAAATATTGAATTATCTAATAAATCTTCTTTATTCAACAAAACTAAAAATTCTGTATGATAGTTTTTGACTTCTCCAAAATTATATTTATGTTTATTACTTTCATTTATTAACGGATGTTCCCGACCAAAATTATAATTACAATCAGGAGGCATATCTTGACAACAACTGAACAAGGACATAACAATATATATATATTAACATTTTTACACCCTTGAAGAGAGAAAAAAAGAGTCAATAAAATTATCAATATTTGAATTACATAAAAGAGGAATATATTGATTAATTTTGTCATCATCCCATTCCCACCATTTAATTATTAGTAATTTTTCAATTTGTTCAGGATTAAATCTATATTTAACAAATTTTGCTGGGTTTCCCATAACCAAAGTATATGGTGCTACATTTGTTACAATATAACTATTATTCAATATAACGGCGCCGTCTCCGACAGTAACCCCAGGCATAATTGTTACATTTGACCCAATCCATACATCACTACCAATAGTTACATCTTTATTTGTTGAACTATTACTAATCCAATCATAATTGTCGAATGTATCTGTATGAATATTACCAAAAGGATATGATGTAACCCAATATCTTCTATCATTCCCACCTAAATATATATTAACATTTTCCGATATATAACAAAAATTTCCAATTAATAATTCAACATCATCATTATTACTTTCACGATAAACGTTAGGATTTCCGTGTGTATATTTTCCAATATACATTATATATATATAAATAATATAAAGATAAAAAACTATTCTTATTTTACAAATAATAAAATAAGAATAAAATGGAAAAATTTAACGAACTACCTCTGGAAATAATAAAAAATATTTTATCTTATAACATAAATTTTGTAATTCGAAAAGGGGAAATAATACAAATAAATAAAATATATGCAAATGATGAAAGATATCAAATATTACGAAATATTCCAGAAAAAAAATATACAAAAATGTTAGGGGGTGGTTATTATGTAAATATTGATATAAATGATAATAAGTGTATTTACATAGCATACTTAACTGATTACGAATATTTACAAATATTAGTGCGTGGTTATGATATGTTTTGGTCTGGAACCACAAAAATTATAAATATAAATATTTAGAACTTTACTTTTTCCAAATATAAATATATTCTTTATATTTTTGTCCAACATTATATTGTTTATTTTCTTTTTTTGGTAATAATCTCGAATACTTATTTAATTCAATCATTTCATTTGCTTCGCCAAATAAAGGAAGACAAATATTTTCATATAAAATAATTGGAATATTTAAACAATAAACTCCTTCTCTCTTCAAATTATCCCAAGTTAATTTAAATATTGGTTTATAAAACGTTTCATCCCATTCTTCATTAGTTTTATATGTTTCTTTGTTTCCATATATTTCTTTATTATAAAAAGGTGGACTAGTAAAAACCATATCATAATCAAGTTTAGAATAATCAATATTTAAAGCATCTTCAAAATATAACTCAATTTCAGTAGTAGATTGTGTTTTCAAATATTCACTCATTTTATGATAAGGTTGAATTAGATTAATATTACTATCGATACCAATATATTTTTTAACATCGAGTAATGTAGCCCCAACAAGTCTTCCACCCCATCCCATAGTAAAATCAAGAATGGTTTGTGGTTTAAATTGAGAATATAACTTTGCCGAAATAGTTGGTCGAAATATACAAATACTTCCATAATATAAATTAAAAACTTGTTTTCCAATTTTAATATCCGTTAAGTATGGTTTGTTATTTTTTATAGATTCAATTAATTTAAAAGTAGAACTGTTGCGCTTCATATAAAAATCACGATTATACCAAAAGTCGTAAAATGAAATGCCTAATTTAGACTTAGTGCTTAATAATTCAATATGAACATAATTCTCAATAAATTTCAATCCAATTGGTGAGAGAGGTTTAATAGAGTTTAAGTCGGTTTGAACTTTATATTTTAACTTTTGGAAGTCGTTGATAGCCTTTTCTTCATTATGGTCTTTAAGTCGTTTTGATATATCTATTTTTTCTTCAACAGAATAGTTAGAATAATACATATAATATATTTTATTTTTATTAAATAAGTCCTCCTAAACGAATATTTATATTTGTGGTTGCTTTGGGTTTTACCCCTAAATAACCTGCATATTGTGGTGAAAACACATTAATATTTTTTATAACCCTATTATTTGTATTATTATTTGTATTTACAGGGTTTATATATTTCCATTCCTCTTTTGTAATATCTCTCTTCGTTGTCTTTTCTTTATTAGGATTGGTTATTTGATTAGTTGGGTCCCTTAAATCATATTCATAATAGTCATTATTTTCAGGATTATTTCCAGTTGTAAAAGAGAGAATATTTATAAAATTAATATTTTCATTTTCAATAGAATATTTATTATCATTTGGATTAAAGGATTCTTTATCAATAGAATAATTCAATCTATTGATTGTTTTTAATCCATTATATCCACTATCATTAATTCTCAAAGTATAATCTCTCGGAGTTACTAGTCTTTTTACGCCATCAAATAATTGAAGTATTTCAGGACTTCCAATAGGATAAAATTGATTTCTGTCAATAAAAATATTATTATTTAAACATCTTTTTTGTAATGCTGAATCTTCATTTCCCCAACTGAAAAAATTTGGAAATCCATTAATCTTTTCAAAATCAGACCCTTTAATTACTACGATACCACCGAGCGCATAATCGAAGCCGTAATAATGTTTTACAACTCCTATGGTTGTTTTATAATCAAAAATTTTATGAAATGGAACAGTGTCGATATCGTTAAATATGAATGTAATGTCCTTATAATTATTTGGATACTTTTTTTTTATTGCCAAAAAACCGATATTTTTAGTTGCACCACGATTAAAAGGGCGAATATCACACTGATGACTGAAATATATTTCATAATCATAATCGTTTTCTAAAATAAAATCCATTTGTCTTAAAAAAAAAAATTTATGTTCTAAACGATTACGATAAGGCACAATAAATACCTTTTTGGGAATATTTTCATTTTCATTTTCATTTTCATTTTCGTTCATTTGTATAATTAAGTCATAATAATTATATAAACAATTTACGAATTTATGAACAATATTTCTTTAAAATAACTTTTGGTAAAATATTATCTTTTTCATTAATTTTTTCTATTTTTTTGTAGCATTTGTTAATTGTTACTTCACTAATTTCACTAACATTTTTCACGTCCCTTTTTGTTATATTTAAATTACAAATCTGAGTTATAAAATAAACCACACCAGAAGCGATTGAATTAGGTGTGTTTTCGGGCATATAGTTATTCTTTTCAATTTTAACGCAGATAAATTTACATAATTGTGTTAATTCATTATTAATATTCAATTTACTACAAAATCTGTCAATAAATGCCTCAGGTTTTGTTTTTGAGAAAGATGTTTTATCTTTATTATCCAATTCTTTTTCTAATTTATTAACAATAGATAAAGCATTTTTACAACCACGTGTCGCACTTGTTACATCTAAATTAAATATAGTTGCGATTTCTTTCGGTGTTCTTGGATAGTCATTAATTCTACAAGATATATATATTGAAGCTGCTAAAATGCCGTCACGATTATCACCCCGAAATGTAGTTTCAAATTCTGATATTTTTTTATGATATATTATAGCATTATCAATAATTGATTTTGGTATTCCCGCATTTTGAGACATAATAGTAATTCTTTGAAATTCATCATATTGAGATTTTTCTTTATAAGGCATAGACTGCCATTCAGTATATCTTCTAATTTTTCTCATTTCATAAGAAGTAGCTCCGTAACAAAGAACTTTACAACCAAAAGATGATTCCTGTAATAGTGGATTAATCGGCATACCACATCTAGTAGGGTCTGAATTTTGATTATCATCCGCACCATAGTATCTCCATTCTGCACTTTGGTCAACTATGTCTTTATATATTATTCCACATAATACATTAGTGCATGTTAAAAATCCCTCATCTGAAAATGCTAAACTAGATTCACAACAATCGCATTTTTCTCTATTACCACAAGAACGATATATGCATTCTAATGGTTGTTTTTTCTCAGAATTAATTTCTTTATCAAAAGTATCCCATATTTCTTTTTTATTAATTTTATTTTCTTTACGTTTTTGGGTTTTTTCTTTATTTAAATTCATCTTCGTGTTATGTTTGTTTCATAATATAAATATAATTTTAATTCAATTTTATTTTATATTTAAATTATATAGTTATGGGATTAACATCTTCTAAAATAAATAAAGGTGAGATAATAGATTTTATATCAACTCATTATATTTTGACTATGAATTTTTGTAGTTTAAGAAAATTATTTGAAAAAGATTATTGTAATGAATTAATAATTTTAATTTCAGAAATAATTATGGATTATCTAAGTGTAGATGAAATAATAAATATTACTAAAAGAGTAAAATATGGAGGCAATATGGATGACATAGATGATATGAATGATATGAATGATTTAAATAATATAAAAGACTATTCAATATATATTTCTAAATTTTATGTGAAAATAGCACATATATATTCTGTAATTTTGGTTACATTAAATCCAGAATATATTTATAATGATAATTATGGAAGAATAATAAAAAGAAGACTAACTGAAAATGAAAATGTTCCAGATAATGCGATAATTGAGAAAATAAATTATGATTTAAAAAACACAAAAATAAATGAATTAAATTTGAATACACAAAATCCTTATTTAGATATAAGTGAAGACGGAAATGAAGAAATAGAATATTCTATTCCTGAGTTTATAGAACTATATTATGATTCAGGGTATGATGTGAATACTGGAAACTTTATGGATATGTCAGAGAATGCGAAAAATCAATTCAAAGAGGAATTATTAATGTTTTATAAAGCTTTTACTGAAAGTGAAGATGATGAATTGCCGAAAGATATTAAAAAATTTTCAGATATTAAATTGAATAAATATTTCAAAAGTGAAAATTGTAATAATTTAAATAATTATGAAATTAAAAATAAATTATTCGAGATGTATGGAAATAAATTAAAACATTTGTTAATAAATATAAATAATACTCAACATAAACTCTTGGATTTTTTAAATAAAATATTTATTTATGAATATAATTATGAGAGAAATAATGAAATAATACGTATAAATCCGAAACTAACAGATAACATTCTTCAAACCCTAATAACGGGTTCTAGAACGATTATTATTGAATTATATATAAAAAGTGATTTAGATTTTGCGGAATGTATACAAATTTACGAGGCGATTGTAGAGATGAAATTATTAGATACATTACAAAGTCAAGTAATTGAATTGGAGAAAAATGCTGAAAAATTATATTATTTTTGAATTTGCTAAATATATTTATTTTTGAATTTAAAGAAAAAATAAATATTTAATGATGAGCTTGTTGAGCAGCCTTGGAAGCTTGTTGAGCGGCTTGTTGAGCGGCTTGGGCAGCAGCGTGGGCAGCTCTTGCAGCTTGCATAGTCTTTTGCTTGGCTTGTGCCTTTGACGCATGTTGAGATGCAGATGCAGCCTTTTGGGCACTCTTAGTAGCACTCTTTGCTTTACTCAAAGCACTTTTTAAAGATTTAGCAGCACTTTTAGCTGCGGACCTGGTAGCAGCAGTAGCACGGTGAGCAGCACGGCTTCTACTTGCGGAATGGCTTCTGTTGCGACGACCTCCTCTTGTTTTCATATGATGCATTTATATATATATTCATTACAAAAAAAAATTCTAAAAATTCTAAAAATTCTAAAAATTCTAAATATTTCATTTTGACCAAATTTTATTTGTTGTATGCCAATACATTTTATCTCCCTTTTTAACATAAAATAATCTCCTAAATAATTCTAAACGAGATAATGGAACATTCGTTCTATATTTATCTAATGGATGTGGATTTGTTTTAAGTTGAGCTTTTAATGCGTTTTTATAAACGTGTTGTCTTTGTTGAACAGCAAAATATACGAAAAACTCTTTAAACGATAACGCTACAATTGGAACTACCTCACTATTATTCATATGATAATCTCTTAAATATTGCTCACAAATTGCTAAACCTGAAATGTCCGCCATATTTTCACCAATTCCAATTGAAGCATCAAATTTTATTCCATCATATAACGCAAATGCCTCATATTGTTTTGTTATATCTTTTATTATCTTTTTATATTTTATTTTATCTTCTTTTGACCACCAATCGTGTAAATTTCCTTTATAATCATATTTACTTCCCATTTCATCTAATGAATGCGACATCTCGTGAGCTAATGTTCCGCCTATATGTGCTAAATTATATTCTACTCCTCTATCTTCTAAATCTAAAAAAGGTTTCTGTAAATATGCTAATGGTATATAAATTGAATTCTCAGTTGGAGTATAAAAAGCATTTACTATATATGGTTGTTTTCCAGTTAATTTAAAAGTATTCCAATCTATAATTGGTATATCAATTATATCTTTGTTATTTAATTCAATATATTTTGATGTTTTCCAATAGGATAATGATAGCATATTCCCCCACGCATCATCTGCTTTATAATCTAATAATGGGTCTTCCCTCATATTTGGTGGTTGTCCTAATATTAATTTTATGTGTTCTAATTTTAACAAGGCATACTTTTTTGTTTTATCTGATAACCACGTATTTTTATTTATAATTCTCTTGAAAACAGTTAATAAATCTTGTCCCAAAACATTCGCATAATTTAAATAATCCTCATTCTTAAATTTTTTTATATATTCTTCTGATAAAAACGTATTAAATGTTAAAGACAACCCAAAAATTGGAAATATGTCCAACGGAATCATCTCTGGTTGTCCCGTAAGAAATTTTTTGTTGAAGTTATAATATATTTCACGTTTTTTTCTATCAAATCTAATAATTTGACGTAAATAAATATAAAACCAATAACTCTTCCATTTATCAGTTTTCCATTCACTTTGTAATATTTTACATATACATTTTAAATAACTTAAATTAGAACAAATAAAAAATTCTGGAACCTTCTTATAACCTAATATTTTCGTAAAAGCATCCCAGTCAAAACCATACTTATCTAATGCTTCTTCCCTTTTAACTATATTATAATATTCTTTTGATTCATTTTTTACAGACTCGCAACCCATCGCTGTTAACATATCACTCTCTACATCAAATACATCAGTCGCCTTTAATCCATGGTTCTTTCCTAGACACGCCTCAAATATTTCTTCAATATATTCTATGTATTTATTTTTAACCAAGATTTTGTAATTTAATTCTTCTTTTGTTTCATCCCCTAATGGTCCCAAATATAATAAATAATCATAGAGTGATAATTGTGGTTGAGAAATATTATTTGAATATTTATTCGCCATTTTTTCATTTGGTAATATATTCCATACTATTGGACAACCCCAATTTATTATTTCAACTCTATTTATTTCTGCTAAAAAATCCCACAACGTTTTTTCCTTAGTATAATGATTATAAGTATTTATTAAATTATTTATATGTATTTTATTTGATTTCTCATTTAATGTGCTTAACGATTGATAAACATTTTTTATTAATTTAGATTTTTGTGAATTATTATTTCTTGTATAATCTTTTACAATATCAATTAATTCTAAATAAACCTTATCTTGAAGTAATCTAAAATCATCTATTTGAACAAAATATTTCTTATTTTTTGAAAAATTATCTGCTTTTTTTGACATTTCATTTAACCAAACATAATTTATATAAGTATAAAAATCATTATTCGGCGAAATATTTTTTGGCGCATAAGGATATTGAATCTTTTCTATTAATCTTTTTTCAAAATTACCCATTTTTATATGATTTTTAAATAATTCAGTATTTTCTAATTCTTTTATAAAAGGTTTGTAAATATTTGAAACACAACTATTATTTTTACTTGTTTTATTTTTATGTATTTTTATCTTACGTGTTTTAACAGTCATATATTATATTATGACATTTTATTTTCTAAATTGTTTAACAAATCTTCGTCATAAACAAAGTTTCCTCTTGGTTTATAAGAATTTATTGGTGTAAATTTTTTTTGATTTTGATTTTGATTTTGACCTTGACCTTGACTTTTTCTTGATGTTATGTTTATTGGTTCATTTGTATTTATATTTATATTTATAGGTTCAATTATATTTATATTTTTTGGATTTTCATCTTTATCAACTTTTCTACCATATTCATCTATTATTATTCCTGTCTTTTTTTTTAATTCATTTCTAACATAAGATGGTATAAAATTTTTCCAACAAATAAAAATTGTATTTGGATGAATATATCTAACTGCAAACCCATTATCTTTTAATTTATCAATTAAATATGCTATACAAGACACCTGGTCAAATTTTGGAACACCTATAATAATTTCTGGAACTAAATACCAACAGAATAGTTGTTCCTTGCTTTTTTTAGCAATTGTTTTTATTTTTACATGTATCCTATTTAAAATTTTATTATATAATGATAACTGTATCAAATCATACTGTTTCTTTTTTTCATATAAGTCATCTATGTTTATTTTTTCAGTAAAATCATCTATATTTTCTAATGTAAATATATTTGTCATATTACACAAATAAAAGAAAAAAACATTATAAAAATAATTTATAATATTGTAATACTATGACTATTAAAATATTAACGTTGAGTGGCGGCGGACCTAATGGAATTACAACTCTTGGTATTATCAAAAAATTACAAGATGCTCAACATATCAATATAAATAATATTGAAAAAATTTATGCGACATCATCTGGTGCAATTCTTGGTGTATTAATAGCACTAAAATTCGACGTCGATACAATAATTGATTATATTATTCAACGACCATGGCATGAAACATACAAAATAAAAATAGAAGATATTTTAGCTTCTTATTTAAAAAAAGGTATTTTTGATAAATCTAGTGTTGAAAAATTTTATTTACCTTTTTTTAATGCGAGGGATTTAAATATTAATATGACTATGAAAGAATTTTATGAATATTCTAAAATTGAACTGCATTTTTTTTCACAAGAAATTAATCATTACACCACAACTGATATTTCATATAAAACTTTTCCAGATATTACTTTAATTGAAACTGTTCATATGTCTTGTGCTATACCTTTTTTATTTACCCCAGTAATTATAAATGATAAATGTTATATTGATGGTGGTTGTGAATCGAATTATCCCATAAATTTCTGTATCGAAGATAATAATAATAATCTGGATGAAATATTAGGAATTTGTAATAGTTATACTTATGAAAAAAATAATAATTATTTAAATAATGATTCAACAATATTAGATTTTATTATTAATCTATTTTATAAATTATTTTCAAATAATATTTTTAAAGACAAAAATATAAAATTAATACCAAATGAAATAATTTATAAAAATGAACCTCTAACTTTGTCTTTTATGAGTAATATGTTATATTCATCTGAAAATAGACAACAACTTTTAGAATATGGTTTCCAAATTGCGAATGATTATATCTCTAAATCACACTATTAATAAATTGTGTTAATGTTTCCTTTGTTGGTTTTGCGTCAAATTCTATAACTTGACCATCCTTTATCATTTTTATTGTTGGATAACCCTCAACCTTATATTGAGACATTAATTTTTCTACATCGGGTGAATCATTCGTGCAGTCAATTTCTGTAAATATTAAATTATACCCATTTACGGTCTTTCCTTCATATTCTGTTTTTATTTGTTCCCATTCTGGTTTTGCAGTTTTACAATGTGGGCACCAGGTTGTAAAAAACAACATTAATTCAGCATCCTTATTTGATACTCCTTCTGTTGAAGAACCCTCGTATTTAACACTATTTTCATTATATTTTGTTTTATATTTATTTGTTAAATGTTTAATTGTAAATATTATTAATGCTATTAATATTAATATTAATAAACCATAAAGAATTCTATTCATAGTAAATAGACTTTTAAAATTTTTTAACATTCCTCCACCATTTTTTGATAAACTATCAAGATTGTTCATATTATATATTTAGAATATATTAGATTATTCTTTTAAACGAAATAAAGATTTTTATATAATATATGTAAATGCTATATCGAAATACAAATGGTGTTCTAATTGAAATTAATAAATATGATTACAAAAATGATATTATTTACTATAATGAAATTATAAATAAAGTATACAATAAGAATAATAATAATAATAATAAAAATAATAAATTTTATACAAATGAAATTATAAATCAACTTACACCAAAATATGGGAGTAAATAATTATCTATTTCTTTTTATATGGTAACCTTTACTAGACATAACAAAAATAAATATAAAAATCATAATAAAACACTCAAAAATACAAAAACTGTCTTTACTCAGGAAGAATATAAAAGTAATGAAGGTATGCTTACAACTGTATGGGGACCAAGTATGTGGCATTTTTTACATACGATGAGTTTCAATTATCCCACAAATCCAACTAATGATGATAAAAAATATTATCGTGATTTTGTTTTGAACCTTAAAAATATATTGCCTTGTAAATATTGTCGTATTAACTTAGAAAAGAATTTTAAAAAAATGCCTTTAACTATATCAAATATGAAAAATAGAGAAACATTTTCATTATATATATATCAATTACACGAATTAATAAATAAAATGTTGAACAAGAAATCTAATCTAACATTTGATGATGTAAAAGAAAGATATGAGAATTTTAGAGCAAGATGCACAATTGATTATAAAAAATTAATTAAACAAACCAAAGAAAAAGGATGCACAGAACCATTATTCGGTAAAAAATCAAAGTGTATTATAAAAATAGTTCCACAAGATGAAAAATGCGAAACATTTCAAATGGATAAAAAATGTATAAAAAAAAGAGTTTTACATACCAAAACTAGAAAAATCATTTAAAACTGGAATTGGTAAATATTGGTTATTTGTAGAATTATAATTTGGAACTTTTTTACAATCAAAAGCAGGTTCTGGACATCTAGCACACGCTGGACAAGGTGGGCACTTTTCTTTTCGGGGACAAGCAGAACTTGTAGGACAAGCTGGGCAAATAGGAGGGATTACTTCTGATTTTAGAATATATAAATCTTCTTGACCATAAGGTATCATATTTTTCATAATTCCTGGTGGTAAATAATCATCATAATTTGTTTTTTTGTTTGTATTGTTAGAATAATAGTTTGCTGATGTAGAATTGGATGGATAAGTGCTGTTATTATCATAAATATAACTTGGTGGAGGTGGTGGGGGTTGGTTATAATTATTGTTTTGACTATTATTGTTTTGATTATTATTATTATTATTATTTTGATTATTATTATTATTATTTTGACTATTATTATTATTATTTTGACTATTATTGTTTTGATTATTTGAAGTATATATATAAGTATCACCGTTTGGGGTTGTCACTTGAACCCCATAATAACTATTATTATTATCGCTATTTGTAATTTGAGTAATTTTGGCTGTTCCACCAGAGGTTCCTGTAAATGTTTTATCTTGAATACTTTCATTTGGAGAATTAGTATTATCTAAATTATAAGTATATACTGTTGTATTACCACTAATATCATTAACAGTAATAGTATATACATTATTTGCGGTTGTAATTGTTGCAGTTCCGCCATTTTGTCCGTAATAAACTGTATTACTACTACTATCAAATCCTTCTTTGAAACTACAATACATTCCTCCTAAAAAAGAACAAAAAAGAATTCCTAATAATAATATTATTAAAAGAAATAATGATTTATTTGATGACAACATATAAATTATATTGTGAAAATAATATGATTTAAAGATATAATTAGAAATTATAAAGATAGTTTTAAAATGGATAATAAAAAAACAACACGCATAATTAAAGAAAATAACATTAAAAAAACATATTATGAATTAAATACAGAATTTGTTGAGATTGGAATAGATGAAGTTGGAAGAGGTCCTCTTTTTGGAAGAGTTTATGCTTCTGCTGTTGTTTTACCTAAATATGACAGTTTTGACCACTTTAAAATGAAAGATAGTAAAAAATTTACTTCAAAAAAAAAAATTATTGAGGTTAGTGAATATATTAAAAAAAATGCTTTATATTGGACAACACAATACGAAGATGAAAAAACCATAGATGAGATTAATATACTTCAAGCTTCACAAAATGCTATGCATAAATGTATTAAGGAAATTATTAAACAAATAAATAATGATATTTGTTTAACAAAAATAAAAATTATTGTTGATGGAAATTATTTTAAACCATATACTACTTACAATCCTGAGAAAAAAAGAATAGAAGAATTAGATTTTGTTTGTATTGAAGGTGGTGATAATAAATATTCTTCGATTGCTGCTGCTTCTATATTAGCAAAAGTAGAGAGAGACCAATATATAGATGACCTATGTAATGAACACCCAGATTTAATAGAAAAATATTCGTTAAATACAAATAAAGGATATGGTTCAAAAAAACATATAGAAGGTATTAAAACGTTTGGAATTACTGAATGGCATAGAAAAAGTTTCGGTATATGTAAAAATTATTAAAAAAATTGATTTCAAATATATTAATATAAAAGCATTAAAGATAAAACAAGAACACAAAGTAAAACAAGAAAATGAACAATCAACAAGAAAATATTATTCCTTTATCTTATAAATCATACAATACTATTCCAAAACATTATATTAATGAAGATAATGATAAAGAGAGATATATATTAATATTTGATACTGAAACATCTGGACTACCCAAAAATAACTGGGTCAATTATCAACCATATTCTTATACAAAACAAAATAAAAAATATTCCCCATCTGACGATAACGATTTCCCTTATATTGTTCAAATAAGTTTTATTCTTTATGATAATGTTGAAAATAAAATACTTATATCAAATAATGAAATAATTAAAATTCCAGAAAATATTGAAATAACTGAGGGAAGTTTTAATATTCATAAAATTAGTAAAGAAGTAACACAATACGCAGGTAATCGTGAAATAACTTTTGCATTAACTGATTTTATGGATGCGTTCTATAAAGCAGATATAGTTGTAGCCCATAATATTTCTTTCGATAGAAATTTAATTTTAGTAGAACTTATGCGTTCTTACAAAGAAAATAACTCGGATGAATTTAAAAAATATATCAGAGACTTTTATTATAATAAAAAAGAATTCTGCACTTGTTCTTTTGGTGTCGATGAATGTAAAATACTTAATACAAATGTTAATGGAAAATTATATTATGTTAAACCAAAGTTGCATTATTTATATAAACACTTATTTAACAACACAAATATAGATATTAATAGATTACACGACGCATTTACTGATTTATTATTATGTTTTCGTTGTTTTTACAAATTAAGATATAAACAAGACATTAATCTTATTGATACCAATATTAAATTATTAATTGATGATTTGTCTGTAAAACCTGTTTTAAGAAGGTCACCCAGATTATTGAATATTTCAAAAAATACTTAAACATATTTTTATAATTATTATAAAAATATGAACCAATCCGTATTAGAAAAGTTGTTTACTACTTATGATAAATTTATGTATCTTAAATTATTTGTTGAAGATTTTCGTGGTTTAAGAAATGTTTATAAAGAAGCTGTGAAAAAACACCACGAAAATTTATTAAATAATATTTTTATTGATGCTGGGTTCGATTTATTTTTACCAGAAAATGATGAAGATGAACGAAAGTATTATGGTGAAGGGATTAGATTTTTTAATAGAGAATGGTCAGACCACGACGGTTTAAATAAAATTAATTTCAGAGTAAAATGCTCATCTATTATTATTAGTGATATTGGAAAACAATTTAATACTGGGTTTTACGTATATCCTCGTTCAAGTTTATCAAAAACACCTCTAAGACTCGCAAATCACGTTGGAATTATTGATGCGGGATATCGTAATAATTTGATAGGACTGTTTGATGTTATATATTCTAACGAAAAAAGCGACGACAGGGAATGCAACTATGTTGCTGAACCTTATTCTCGTTTAGTTCAAATATGTGCTCCATCATTAGTTCCTATTTATGTTGAATTAGTTGATACTGAGGAAGAACTCGGTATTCCAACTGAAAGAGGGAAAGGTGGAATTGGTTCTACTGGTATTTAGATCATTTTTTATTTTTGAACTTTATATAATTATTAAATTGAAATATTTAATAATTATAGTGTAATAAGTTAAGTGTTTATGGGGTTTTAGGCAGAACAAGATTCGCATACAGAATTATCGATTTCATCGTCCTCTGTCTTATTATCATTTTTCTCAGGTTCAAGAGTAAATTGTTGAGGTTTATGTTTTGCTTTTCTTCTCAAATAATATATTCCTGTTTTTAAACCTTTACTCCACGAATAAAAATGCATAGAAGTCATAGAGGAATAATTTGGGTCTTCTAACCATAAATTAAGACTTTGACTTTGACAAATAAAAGCACCTCTATCTGCCGACATATCAATCAAATGCTTCATAGGAATTTCCCAAACAGTTTTATATTTATTTCTAATTTCCTCAGGTATTGCCGTTAATTGTTGAACACTTCCATTATTCGCAATAATATTGTTTTTAATATTTTCATTCCATAAATTTAAATTAATTAAATCATTCATTAAATATTTATTTGTTAATATAAATTCACCTGCTAATGTTCTTCTACTATAAATATTACTAGTTAATGGTTCAAAACATTCATTAAATCCTAAAATCTGTGATGTGCTAGCTGTGGGCATCGGTGCTAATAGGAGTGAATTACGAATTCCATATTTAATAATTGAACCTTTAAGGGTTTCCCAATCATATCTATTCGTTGGTGTTACATTCCACATATCAAATTGGAGAATTCCTTTTGAAGCAGGAGAACCGATAAATGTGCTATATGCACCTGCACAATCTTCATTTAACAACATCATTTCATTTACAATAGGCAATAATTCCTTGAATTCTTTTTCATAAATTTTCAAATATGTTTCTGGATTGTCATTTTCATAATTTAAATTATCTTTGTTATAAATTAGTTTTCTCATACCTTTATTTCTATAAATTGCTATCTCATTACTTCTCTCTATTGAAGCGTGATAAATCGTTTCAAATATTAATTTGTTTATTTCTTTTGCTTCATCACTATGAAATGGAATATTCATCAATATAAAAGTATCAGCTAATCCTTGAACTCCAATTCCAATCGGTCTATGAAGTAAATTACTTCTTCTTGTTTTTTCAGTTGGATAAAAATTTATATCTATTACTTTATCCAAATTTGAAGTTATAACTTTTACTACTCTATGGAGATGTTCATAATCGAATTCTTTTGTTTCTTTATTTACAAATGAAGGTAGAGCAACACTCGCCAAATTACATACGGCAGTTTCATTTTTGTCTGAATATTCTATTATTTCAGTACACAAATTTGAACTTTTAATGGTGCCCAAATTTTGTTGATTAGATTTTGTATTAGAAGCATCTTTATACAAAATATATGGTGTTCCAGTTTCCATTTGAGAATCTAGAATTTTAAACCATAAATCACGGGCATTAATAATTTTTCGTTCTTTGTTTTCAGATTCGTATTTTTCATATAATTTGTCAAACTGTTCGCCATAAAGGTCAGATAAACCTGGACATTCGTCAGGACAGAACAGTGCCCATTTACCATTACTTTTTACTCTTTTCATAAAAAGGTCTGGAACCCATAAACCATAAAATAAATCACGAGCCCTCATTTCTTCATCACCGTGATTTTTTTTCAAATCCAAGAAATCCTCAATATCAGAATGCCATGGTTCCAAATAAATAGCAAATGAACCATTTCTTTTTCCACCCTGATTAATAAATCTAGCAGTATCATTAAAAACTTTTAACATAGGAACAATACCAGTTGATTTTCCATTTGTTCCTCTAATTAAAGAGTTATTACCTCGAATATTATGAATATGAAGACCAATACCACCAGACCATTTTGAAATATTAGCGCAATCTTTCAAAGTATTAAAAATGCCTTCAAGACTATCATCTTCCATTCCAACTAAATAACAAGAACTTAATTGAGGTTTATTAGTTCCAGCATTAAATAATGTGGGTGTGGCGTGTGTAAAGTATTTTTGAGACATTAAATCATAAGTTAATTTAACTGATTCTAAATCATCGCCGTGAATTCCAATAGCAACCCTCAACCACATATGTTGAGGTCGTTCTACGATTATTCCATTAATTTTGAACAAATAAGAACGTTCTAATGTTTTTAAACCAAAATAATCAAGTAAATAATCCCTTTCATAATTAATAATACTATCAAAATATTTATTATTATTAATAATAATTTTCGTTGTATTTTCAGAAATAATTGGACAGTGTTTTCCATTCAAATCTCTAAAATTATATAAATTATTCATAACATTTGAGAAAGATGATAAAGTATTTTTTTGAAGATTACTTACAAAAATTCTAGATGCCAAAAGTGAATAATCTGGATGTAAAGTAGACATCGACGCACACTGTTCGCAAGTTAATTCGTCAATTTTTGTTGTCGGTATTTTATCATATAACTGGTCGATAACTTTCATAGATAATGATGAATAATTTATATTTATATTTACTTCTCTCCCAATTTTCTTTATTCTATTCAATATTTTATCGAAAGAAATATTTTCCATTTTACCATTTCGTTTAGTAACCTTCATATCGTTATTTTCCATTTTAGTTAATATATAATATTAATTTTAAATAATATTAATAATATATATATTATAACTTGTATGTTTAGCAAATATTTAATTTTATGTTTTTTTATTTTTGTGGTTCTTTATTTAGGTTCATTTAATATAAATACTGAGAATTTCACGAATTTAAAAGGTTCCGACCCAAATCTTTTATTGACAGATAGTTATAAATTTACAGGAAATAAAAGAGTGAATAATACAAATGCTAGTGATATTTGGTGGTATTATCCTATATTCACAGAAGGGTCATATGCTCAAATAACAAACAATTTAAGATATAGAAGAAACCCTGATGATGGCGAATGTTCCCGTGCAGAGTTTTGTGGTGCTCTTTATAAAAGTAATAAGAACCCAAGCAACGTTATTATTCCACTACCCCCTGTTTCTGATGATGATGGGATACGTGTAAATTATTATAGAACAAATAGTGATTTATTTATCAACGAACAACCTGGAAAATTATTGGAACTGCCTGCCTTTTAGTTTATTTACATCTAATAAACATATTTGACTTGAAATATTAATAGATGGTTCTTCTTTTTTTGCTCTTTTATTTGGTGCTCTATGCGAATAACCATTTATTCTCTCATACTCAATAGTATTCCAAGTAATATTTAATTGCATAATATTATCTTGAAACCATTTACGATTTCTTAATACTAAAATACAACTATATTCTTCCAATTTCCAGTATATATTTTTAATCCAAATTTTATTTGAATTATTTTCATCTATATTTTTATCTCTCCATAATTCAAAATCTCTTAAATTCATATCAAGTGGTTTATATAAATAATAAGGATTTCCTTCATTTGTAGAAAAATACATAATAATGCCTTTATATGAACCATCATTTGACATATTATCTTCCCCATCTAATAGAAAAGCGTCTTCATTTTCATATTCAATAAATCTTGTTTCTAAAAAATCACATTCATTTAAATCGCATGTTTCCATTTGAAGCTGCATTTGTATCCAATATTCTTTTTTGGGTATTCCAGTAATCTCTCTATTTACAATATTTTTAATTTCAAGCATACGACCAAATCTATTTAGTAATGAAGAGTCATTATTTATTCCATCAGGAGAAGCACCAATAAATGAATAATTATCGTGTTGAATACATCCAAAATCACCAACACGTGTATTATAATCTTTTTCATAAATCATAACAGATATTGGTTCATATTTCTGACCCCAGTGAAGGGGAGAATCTACATTTACACCTGATGAGGTTGTTTTAATAATTATTGGTTGACATTTTTCAAAAATAAGTTGATTTTGCGAACTTTGATTTTCTAATGCTTTATAAGCATTACTAGCAGTAATTAAGTTGTGTCTAAATGTATACCATTCAGGAGTTCTCTGTTGTGGTTGAGGTTTTGAAGTTAAATATTTTAATTTATCTTGAATTAATATTATCTCTTGTTGGGTAGGAATACGTGTAATAAATGTATTTTTAAAAGAACGTGGTGGTATAATATTAATATGAAATAATTCAAAGGCTACATCAATAAAATAATCTATATCTTCGTCCAATTCGTCTTCTGGGATATTTAGATTTATAATACTTATTTGTTTTAAAAATAAATCTTTAACATTTTCTTTGATTATTGAATTAAAATCAGGGTCTGCTATTTCATTCGGATTATCATCAATAAAATCATACATTAATTGAGTTAATGTTTCAATAATTTCACATTCATCGTTTTCAGTAAAAAAACAGGGCATATTTTCTTCTTCTTCTTCCTCGGGAGTTTTAATTGTATGAATTATATTATTTAATTGAGGTAATTCAGACATTAACATTTTAATAAATATGTAAATAAATACTTATATTTTATTTTTATATTATTAAAATAAAATTGAATTTATTTTTTGACAAGTTTATCGTATATAAAAATGGACCCCAAACTATTCAAAAAATTACAAAATATTTATGAAGGAAAACGATTTATAAATATAATGAAAAATGTATATGATTTATATTTAAAACACGGTGCAAGAAGCAATAAAAACGTGGATTATTTTCATAATTATATTAAGACTGAATTAGAAAAAGTTTTTAAAAAAGAATATAATATTGTTTTAGAGTATAAAGTAAAATCGAAAAACTCATCTGGAAATAAAAAATGTGATATTGTAGTATTGAAAAAAAACAAACCATATATTGTTTTTCCAGTTAAAATAATAAAAACAAATTATAAACAAAATAAAAATAATGGATGGGAGAATTTGACTGGTGAATTAATACATTTGAAATGGTCAAATCCTGAGTTAAATATAATACCAATAAACATTTTTATGAATAGCACACCTTACTTAGATAATTCAGGAAATATTAAAAAATTTGAAAATATAACGATAAATGATATTTCAAATTATAATATATTGAATGAAAAAAATATAACATATGATATTATAAATTATATATTAGTTGTTCAACATAATTCTGTCATAAATGAAAAGTTTACAAAAATGCCTAATTTATTATATTTTGATTATAATACTGAATTTCGATGTTTATATGAAATAGTTAAAAACTTGTTATAATTATAATGGTAAATCATATAATATACTACTACTATTATTAATCCACCCAGCAGAACGTTTTGAACTATTGTTATTTATAAAATCTATATTATTAATAATAGTGTTTATTATTGTATCTATATCTTTCTCATTATTTGGTTCGATACATAAACAAGAGTAATGTAATACGTTTTGATTAATAAATATATTTTTATGTATAAATTTTGGGTCAATAAAACAAGGTATATATATACATTTTTTATTTGAATATTTAATAGATTGACTTCTTCCAAACGCATACCAAGTAGGATATGTTTTTTTACCATTATCTCTTTTAGATAGTTCAGTCTTATTTTCTAATAAATATTCATAAGTTAATTGATTTTCTAATTTAAATCTCTCTTCATTAATAATAATTCCGTTTTCATAAGGATAAATAATAAATTTAGTGGATGACCCTGTTGTAATTAATTTCCAACAAGGTTCATCAAACAATTTAGTCTCGTGTATAAATATTTTGTCTCGTAATGTAGCGATTCCGTTTCTAATTTTACAAATATCCTTTAATGTATTAATATTAGAGTTAAAATTAAACAACGAATAATTTTTAACGATATTCTCATATAAAATGTCGGTTCCATTATATATTAAATTAGTTTTTGATTTTTTATTAAATACTGTTATACAACAATATACAGAAGCATTTGTAAATACTTTTTTATCTTTAAAATCGATAATTTCTTGAATTAATTTATTATCAAATAAATATTGTCTTAATTTGTATGATGATTTATTATATAGATAAGAATTGGGTGTAATACAAACCATAACTCCGTCATCATTTAATAAATTTAAACATTTAATAATAAACGCATAATAAATGTCAATTGACCCCATACCTAGTATATGATAATTCTCTTTGATATAATTTCTATATTCAACTTGTAAATCCTGTATTTTAATATATGGTGGGTTCAATATTATATTATCATATTTTTTGCTTATTTGTGTTTTTATAAAATCGCCGTTAAATTTGTTTATATTAGGATTAATAATTTGGTTTAAATAATTATCTTTGATTTCATAAACATCAATATCAGTATAATTATGAATATTAATAAATTTCAATAAATTCCCAGTTCCAACACAAGGTTCTAATAAACTTCCTTGATTAGACAATTTATTTGACATTAATTCAGATATATCGTCTGGTGTAAATATATCACTTTTTGTAAAATGTAATAAATCTTTTTGAGTTTTTCCATTAATTTCATTTTTATTTTTTGATTTACACTTTATTAACAGCTCAGTTTTTGATAAATTGTTTAAATCCATTTTATAACAAGTTTTGTTGATACTACTATCATTCATATTAATTAATTCAATTTTTTTATTATTCAATAAAAACGATGAATTTACACACATAAGGGGTCAATTGTTTCTGTTTCATCAATAATTTTATTTTTAATAGTTCCCCTTGTTTTTTTTGGTGGAAGACTTTTCAAGGTATTAATTCTTTTATCAATATTTTTTAAGGTGAAATGTTTAGTTGGTTTATTATAAAATAATGCGGGAACATCTTTAATTTCTCCATTAGTTTTATCATAATTAACATCTTTAACTCTTTGCAATTTTTTCCTGTCAAGACAATCTTTTAAAAATTTGATTAATAAATTATTTTCGTTTTCATCCAAGTTATTTTCAATTGTATATTTTTCAGCAAAAGTTAATAATTTTTTAGTTTTAACTGTTTTATCTAATTTACTCCATGGTTCATTTTCATTATTAACTTTATAATCTTCCAAAAATTTATCTAAATTAATTAAATTATCAGTATTGTTAATTTTATTATCAGAAATAATATTACCACTTAAAAGCATAGTTTTATATTGAATATTTTTAAGTTCAATACATTCCTCTGTCATTTTTATATCTATATATTATATAAAAAAACGTTTAACTCAATTTAAATATACAATTATAATATAGTGATTATGGAGATAAATGAAAAAGTAATAAATATAATAGGAACAAATAATAAATATCAAATAAAAAAATTGACAAAAGATAAAGAAATAAAAAAAAGAAAAATTAGTGAGAAATATGATATAACAAATATAAATATAAAGGATGAACAGAGAGTTATAATAAAAAATATTTATGAAAATAATGAAGATGTTAATAGAGAAAATGAACCAATAAAAGTTTTAATAGAAAAAGAAATAAATAAAAAAATATATAGTTACAAAAACCAAGATATTATTAAAAAGAAATTTAATTTGGATTGTTTTATTGATTATAAAAATATAATAAAAATGTTATATAATTGTGATTTAAAATGTTATTATTGTAAAGAAGATGTATTAATATTATATGATTTAGTGAGAGAAATGAAACAGTGGAGCCTAGACCGTATAGATAATGAAAAAGGACACAATATAGATAATGTATTAATATCTTGTTTAGAATGTAATTTAAAAAGAAAAAATATAAGAAAAGATGCTTTTTTATTTACAAAAGAATTAAATATAATAAAGGGTCCATAATTGTTTTTATTTATTAATTCCATATAAATCAAAGTGAGCGTTCAATAAAAAGAATAATCCAATTGATATTAAATAAAACCCAGTTGCGTATTCTAATATATAATTAGGCATATTAGCAACTATTTTTGAACCAAACCACGAAGAAATCAAAATCGCAATTATCAATGTAACCCCTATCTTAAAATCAACTTGTTTTCTTTTGTAATATTCATAAACAGCAAATATTGACAAAGGCGGAAGAATTGTTACTAATGTAGTTCCAATTGAGGTTTTATAATCTTTTTCGATTCCTAACACAACTAAACCTGGTAGGACTAATTCAGCCCCTGAAACACCTAATGCACCACCAAAAAACCCTGCTACAAGTCCTAAACAAATTGATAAAATATATTTATTAACCATATATATATTGTGTATAATTATTACATTTTTATTTGTATATAATATGTAATAATGTAATGGAAATGGAGTAATGGAGTTAAATATGAGAGAAGTTTAAGAAGTGAAAAATCTAAAAACCAAGAAAGACAAGAAAACAATAATAAAAGAAAACAAATAGAAATATATAACGATGAAAATATGAATGTAGACAAATTTAACAAAAGAGAAGAAACTTATAATAGAATGTCTGAGAGAGAATTAGTAAGTAGAGTTGCACTAAATCCTTTTTTCGAATAACTAATTAATTAAAAAATAATTTAAAAAAATAATTTAAATATTATTATGTCATCGTTAAATTATACATCACAAAATGATTTATTATTAAATAACTTAATGATTTTTTATAAAAATGAAGATAATTTAAATAAAATGTTAAAAATCATTACAGGTGAAACTAAGATTTCACTAAGAATAGTTGATTGGTTTGCTACTAATTATGCAAAAAAATATTTTACATTATATAATATTGAGGAAAATAATAGTATAAGGAGATTCAAAGTATATGTAGATTATAAATTAAAATTAAAGGCATATTCAAAAAAAAGGTTTGACCCTTTTTGTAGATGGGATAGAATTACTATTCCGTATAAAAATGATACATCAATTGAAACGACAATAGGTCAGTTAAACTTTTTTAAATGGACGTTGGAAAACAAAGTTATTGATTATATAGAAAATAATTATAATGAAATCGAAAATGATATGAATTCAAGGAATAGCACTTCTAAAAGAAAAGAAATAATATTAGACAATACAAAGACAAGAAAGAAGAGAGAAGAATTATCTATTTCTGCTTCAAAGAGTATAAAAAAAGAAAAGGTCGAAATTGTAGTAAATTTTACATAAAAAATTAGTTCTTTTATTTATTTTTTCTCTCAACTACAATTTAAATATATTTTAAATATTTAAATTATATTTAATGGGAAATACACAATCAATAAAGAAAATAAATTTTGAAGATATGCAGGTTGTATGTAAAAATCCAGAAACTTATTTATTAATTAATACTTTATCTGAAAATGAACAAAAATGTCTAATTACTGGTTCAATAAATTTTAGTCAAGAAGAAGCTATAATAAATAAATTACTTCGTGGAAATAAACAAGATAGAATTATAATTTATGGTAGAAATTCTAATGACGATAAAGCTCTAATTAAATATAAACAACTTTTAAATCACGGATTTTTCAACATTTATTTATATAGCGGTGGTATGTTTGAATGGATAATGCTTCAAGACATTTACGGGAATGATGAGTTCCCAACAACATCAAAAGAATTGGACATATTGAAGTTCAAACCTCATAAAATATTAAATGTTGCTTTGTTAGAAAATTATTAAAAAAAAATTGAAATTAAAATACTTATATTATTCTATCTAAAAACAAATAAAAAAAAGAATAATAATGGAAAACGCAAAATTCACCAAAAATGAGTATAACAATTATAACGGGTTATTTTCAAATAATGCAAAATTTAAATCACCCGAGGAAGAATTTGAATATAATCAAACACAATATAAAGAATGTAATAAATGTAACAAAACATTTTGTTTGAATTATTATAGAAATAATACTAGTGGAAAATACCCATTCAATAAAAATGGTTATAGACTTAAACGTGGTGAATGTATTGATTGTAACATAATTATTCAAAAAGGCAAAACTCACGCAAAAAAAATCGCAAAAATAAATGGTATTGAACGTAAAGCACCTTATGGAACATTATGTGAAATATGTAAATCACCAGACAATATCGTTTTTGACCATAATCATATAAAAAATGTTTTTAGAGGATGGTTATGTAATGGATGTAATAGGTCAATCGGAATGTTAGGTGAAAGTATTGAAGGTTTAGTAAAAGCAATAAATTATATGAATAAGGATGAAAATAAAATTTTTGTTCAAGATGATAATGGTTTTATTAGAATTATATAATATTTTACACTATTAATGACTTATTTAATCGGTCGCAAGATAAATCAAAATATTTTTTTTCGAGTTCAATACCAATAAATTTTCTGTTCAAATTTATACATCCAATTCCAGTTGTTCCTGAACCCATCGCATTATCTAAAACTAATTCATTCTCATTCGAATAAGTTTTAATTAAATATTCAATTAATGGAACGGGTTTTTGTGTTTCGTGAATGGTATCATATTCTATATCAAACTCAATAATTTCTGTTGGATAATTTGTAAAACTTTGTTTATATTCACTATCACTAATTAACTTATTATTCGGTCCTAGATGATGACTTTGGTTCAACATTTTTCCAATTCTTTTTTCAGAATTTTTCTTTTTTATATTTACTGGAACTAAATTTTGCGGATTATAAGTCATATTTCCTTTATGTTTAGAAGCCGCAGCAGCACCACCTGGTGAAAAGACACAAATATCTTCTGTGCATTTCATCGGTCTATAGTTAGCAAGTAAATATTGTGTTGTTTTATTTTTTTTCCAAATTAAATTATACTTAAACCATTCATAGTTAGCAGAAATTAATTTTGAAGTAAATGGTTGTTGACCGAAAAGAACTATAACACCTGTTGGTTTAATAAGAATTCTTTTATATTCGCTCCATAATTGTTCAATATCAATTATAGAATCCCATTTGCATTTAGTACTTCCATATGGTAAGTCGCATAATATTAAGTTGATACTATCATTTTCAATACTTTTCATAACTTTTAAACAATTACCGTTTGCGATTTTTATATTTTCATTAATATTTGTAAAAGAATAATTTTCTTTCTCATTCATTTCATCAATTATAATTAATTTTTTTATTATTTTTTTAACCTTTTTTACATTTTTTACAGTTTTAAAAATTTCTATCTTTTCTACCTGTTCTATCTTTTCTACCTGTTCTATCTTTTCTACCTCTTTTATATCTCTTACTTTTTCAAAATTCATATCAGGAACATTTGAAGTATTTTCCATATTTTATATTGTCTTTTTATGTATTTAAATATATTTGATTTAGTTTCAATTTTTATTTATATAATAAAAAAATTGATTTAAAAAGAACCACAGAAGTTACTATAACAACCACCACCTTACTTGAAGAAAGAAAGAAAATATCAAAATGGACTTGAATCAAAGAAAACTTACAAAATCCGAATGGATGTCAATTGAAATTCCAATAAACGATAATGAAAAAGAAATATTATCGCTTATTACAAATGGTTTTAATAATGTAAATATTAAATATAATAAAAACAATTCACTTTTCGGATTTTTAAAAATTGAATATAATGAACAAATGGAAGATTATTTATATAATAATTATTTCTCAAAAAATATTGATGAAATCAAAAATACATACAATATAGATAATATATTTAATATTAATGTAAAACCCAACCCTAATATTAAAAAAGCAGACCTCATCAGAATTAATAAAAATGATACAAATAAAATTAAACCGACACACGTTTTCGAATATTTAATTATCAAATTAATTGAGGATATTCTTAAATATAAAAGTAAAAATAGTTCAAAATGGATAAACCGATATTTTACAATTTGTAAGTTAATTAAAATAAATATAACTTTAATTAATAGACACATTAAACAAATTGTTAAAAATGTAATTGATTATTTTGAAAATGAAATAAATATGTTTGATGTCATATCAGATTCGGTTGAATTGATTGAGAATAATAAATTACTCTTAAAATACTCTGATTATAGTCTTTATGAACATCAAAAACAATTGTTTACATTTGTCAAAAATGAAGGACCCAAATTAATTCTTTATATTGCTCCAACTGGAACTGGAAAAACTTTATCCCCAATCGGATTATCTGAAAGTTATAAGGTGATATTTGTTTGTGCAGCAAGACACGTTGGATTAGCATTAGCAAAATCTGCTATATCTATAAATAAAAAAATCGCATTTGCGTTTGGATGTTCCTCAGCAGATGATATAAGACTTCATTACTTTTCAGCAAAAGAATATTCAGTAAATAAAAAATCTGGTGGAATTCAAAAAGTCGATAATAGTATTGGTGATAAAGTTGATATTATTATTTGTGATATTAAGTCTTATCTACCTGCGATGTATTATATGAAATCTTTTAATCCGATAGAAAATATTATAGTTTATTGGGATGAACCAACTATTACGATGGATTATGAAAATCACGAATTACATTCTATTATCCATAATAATTGGAAAGAAAACTTAATACCAAATATGGTTTTATCATCAGCAACTTTACCAAAATTAGATGAATTAACTGATACTATTAATGATTTCAAAGATAAATTTCCAAGAGCTGAGATTTATAATATTATTAGTAACGATTGTAAAAAGACAATCCCGATTATAAATAAATATGGATATGTAGTTTTACCTCATTATCTAAGTGAAAACTATGATGAAGTAATTAAAATAGTAAATAATTGCGAGAAAAATCTAACATTATTAAGATATTTTGATTTAAAAGAAGTTGTTTCCTTCTTGATATATGTAGAAAAAAACAATTTTATACCAAACAACAGTTATATTTCTAGAAGGTTTTCTTGTATTGATGATGTAAATATGATGGATATTAAACTACATTATTTATTTATTTTAAAAAAAATACATAAAGGAACTTGGGGGTCGATATACATTTCTATGAAAACTAAGCGTTCCCGAAAAATAGAAATTAATAATTATGTTGATACTAAGGGTAATAAAATACAAAAAACTAAAAGTATAGGACCAGGAATATATGATGGTAATTTACACGAAGGAAAAGAAATATCACGGATGTATAGCGAACAAATAAATAAACCAAAACCCTCAAATGAAAATGAAGAACAAGCAGGAATTTATATTACGACAAAGGATTCATTTACATTAACAGATGGTCCTACAATATTTCTTGCGGAAGATGTTCAAAAAATAGCGAGGTTTTGTATTCAACAAGCAAATATTCCAGTTAAAGTAATGGATGATATTTTAGAAAAGATTGAATTCAACAATCAAATAAATTTAAAAATAGAAATTTTGGAAAAAGAATTAGTTGAAATTAATGATAAACATATTATAAAAGATGATAATCCAAAGAGTGGTAAAAAGAATGAAACTAAATCTAAGAGAATAGTTGGTGATGATGGAAGAAAAATTTCTCAAATTGATAATGAATTGGATAAATATAGAAGTATGATAAGAACTGCACAATTAAACGATACTTTTATACCAAATAAACAACTTCATTTGAAAAAATGGGTTGATAGTCTGGTTGATGTGTCCAGGTCATTCACATCTGATATAGATGAGAAAACAATCGTCGATATTATGTTATTGAAAGATATTGATAGTAGTTGGAAAATTTTATTATTAATGGGTATTGGTGTTTTCACAAATCATCCAAGTATTGATTATACAGAAATAATGAAAAAATTAGCAGAACAACAGAAATTGTATATGATTATAGCTTCGAGTGACTATATTTATGGAACAAATTATCAGTTTTGCCATGGATATTTAAGTAAGGATATGAATTTGACACAAGAAAAAATTATTCAAGCATTAGGGAGAATTGGAAGAAATAATATTCAACAAAGCTACTCTATCAGATTTAGAGATGACGAACAAATAAACAGATTATTCTATCCTGAAATTGATAAATTAGAAGTTCGTAATATGAATATTTTATTTAACAGTTCATATTAATCCATAAATGTCGTCTTTAACACCTGTGTATTTCTCTTTGTGTTCATTTTCATTATTTATAGTATCATCATATTTTTTTTCAAATTCATTAAATTTACTTAAATTAGTTAAATTAGTTGAACTATCTGAACTACCAGAACTTCCAGAACTTTCAGAACTTCCAGAAGTATTATTTCCTTTATCATATTTCAAGGGTTTTAATCTATCTTCTATTTTTTTTTTAATGATACAAGATGTTTCAACTAAACTTTTGTATTTTGAATATGAATCATTCAAGAATGTTATTCCATCTATTTGTCTATTCGGGCGTAAAAGTGAGGTTGTTTTAAAAATATCAGTAGATAATATATAAAATTCCTTAGAACTATTCATTTCATTTTCCATTTGATTTTGAATTCCGAAAAATAGTTCAATTGAACCGATTATTCCACATAATAAAGATAATATACAATTTGTTAATGAGATTGTTTCTTGTATAAAAAAAGGTTGAGCACCAACACTTACTACTGAATTTATTGCTGATAATATTATTATTGGAATACGATAATATTTTAATGTATTTTTCAAATATAAATATCTTTTTTTATGTTCTTTTGCAAAAGTCTCGGAATTAAACCGTATCCTATCCAAAACCCATTCTATATCATCAGACCACTTAAAATCATTATTGTCATCTATTACTACTGACATTTATAATAATATATGATATATTTTATTTATATACTTCGACATAATGAACAATTATTTATACTAAATCTAACACAACTATTAAAGCATTCATTACAAATTTTATGCGAACAATTATATCTATTACTTAAATATAAATCACTTTCTTGACAAACCATACAACTTTCTTCTATTCCATCCTTTATTCTAACATAAAATGAAATAGTTGGATTATTAAATGAATGAATATTGAAATAGTCTAATATTTTTTCATTTGAATTAATTAATGGAGGAGCTTCTTCTACGCATATTAAAGATTTATTATATTTTTGTATTACTTCTACTAATTCATAGTTTCTAAAATTAAAACTATTTCTTATTATTGTATTTAAATAACTTATTAATTCATTTACTGTTGTTCTCTCTGTATAATTCATTATTATATTTTTTGTATTTGTTGTATAAACTTGTTTCAAGTAAATGTTTAATGAACGCATTTTCTAGGATTTGTTTTGTTT